CGTCCCTCTTCTCTTGGAGCCTATCGTGAATCGAAATGAGTGGGGTGAGTTACTGCTTTCTCTTGTCATTAGCCTCATTACGGAGTACGTTCGACGTACTAGTAAAGATGCCGGTCAAGATATTCTGTCTCGCGCCTCTTATTCCGTCGAAAATAATCATGCTTCCGAGCCAATCCGTTTATCGGATTTCGGGAAATTGATTAATTTCTCACGCAGTAGTTCGTCGACTTCCTCTCTTTCTCCTTCGGAGAAAGATAAGTATCGCGACGAGCAACGCAGGCTCCTCGATGAAAGGACGACCGTTCTGCTTCCACACGGAAGCGAGGTCCACAATGTATGACTACAACCTTAGCCAGGATGGTCTTTGTACTCAGCACCTTTACGGTCCTGATTACGACGTCATCTTCTATCTTACTCGTATTTCCGAATCCGTCTCTCTAGGCCAATCGTCGCAAAACGGCGATCGGAAGAGAGCGAATCCTCAGAAACTCGACAAGAGAAAAGTTTCTTACCTTAAGGGTAAGATTCATCTAGGTTATGAGAGTAGTCCGTACTATGAGGACCTCGATGGTTGCCAAGGACTGAACCCTGACCCTGGTGGTCAAACCGTTCTGTACTCGGACGTAGCTTATAATAAAGCCTTGGAAAAGTTTTATACTAAGTTGCGAGGGGAGCTCGATCTTTCGATTGACCTCCTTGAAGCCCGCCAAGTTCGTAGTATGATGCAGCAGGGACTTTCATCCTTGCGGCATATGGTTACTACGGTCAGGCAGATGAGGCGAGCCCCAGCCCGGACTGCAGCCAATATGTGGCTGCAGTGGACCTACGGCTGGAAACCCCTAGCTTCGTCTATCTATAACACTATGATGTTGTTCGCGAACGGTGCCAATTCTGGCATCATTCACATACGCACGACTGGTAGTGAAGTAGATCGACGTGATGTCAGCTGGAATGCTACCGGTGATGCAGTGCCTTCTCGTACTATTGAATCTACATCTTCTAGATGTATGATTCAAGGGACGTTCGGGATTACTGACTCATCCTTAAACAACCTAGCTAGCATGACGTCGCTAAATCCTGCGTCGATTGCATGGGAACTCTTTCCCTACTCTTTCGTTTTCGACTGGTTCTACGATATCGGTGGCTATCTTAAAAACTTAGAATCCGCTCTGTTATATGATTCCGAATTCAAATTCGGCCATTTTACAGAAGGTTATAAGCTCGAAGGGTGGACCACGGTCGTAGGGAGCTATCAGGACTTAGGTCTTGATCGCTCATATGACCTTGTTGGGTCATATGTCTGGACTGGAAAGCGCAGGTCGGTGTTATACTCATCACCGCTTCCTCGGGCCCCAAGTTTTAAAGTTGACTTGGGGATTAACCGATTGCTTTCAGCGGCTTCGCTGTTGCAGCAACAACTAGGTAAGAGGCGTTAGCCTCTCCATCAACCGGGCCGGACAAGCGTTTCGCTTCGAAGCCTCAATCAATAGGTATACCTATGTCCGCAGTTACAAGTATCGTTCTGAATGACGCACAGGGAACACCTGTGGCCCACACCTTTATCCCTCTCGGCCCTGATTCTAATGGGGTCTGGTGGTTTGAAGACCAAACAGGTACGAGCGCGATCGGTTATAATAAGATCTCGCTCCAGCTGGTTCGTCCTAAAACTGCCTCATCCGGTTCGAATGCAGGGGACAGGACTTCGCGTATCAAGGTCGGGATTCATACTCCGAAACTTGAGACGGTAGCGACTAACGATGCGGGGCTTACGCCCCCTCCGACTGTCGCTTACGTTCCGCGGGTGCTTGCAGAGTTTATTCTCAGTGAACGTAGCACGCTTCAAGACCGTAAAGATATCCGTAAATATATGGACTTCTTGATGGCCGAGACGCAGCTTACGAACATGGTAGAGAATCTCCAGAACATTTACTGATTTGGAGGATTGTATGCATCACAGGTTTCCCTGTGTAGGCAAGGTTTTCCTTGCTCTATGCGAACAAGTAGACTCTCCGATCTCGCTAGGGCTCTATCTTCGCTACAAGTATGACCAAAAGTCGCTTGCAGAGTATGATCTCCCTATCCGAGACTATACCTCAGAGCTGCGGTTTCGCGGTGACTATCTTTGCGCTTCGTATTTGTCGAAGTACAAGTACTTAGACACAAAGATTGATCAGCGAGCTGTCGCTCTACAGAAGTTCGAATCTTCTGAACTTGAATGCTCTAAGGCAAACGTACGAATCCGGCAATCCAGGGCCGGAGGCCTCAACAGCCTCCTTTCCAGTGAGCTTTTCATTGCGAAACGAAAAATCTCTGAATTGCTAGGTCCGTACTCCCCTCAGATCCTAGAGTTGGGTGTAGGATGGGGTCCCGGTGCTACCGATGACTTACGTCGTCGGGAAGCGGCCTTGGACACTAAAATCCACAAAGTCCCTATTTCGGTGACAAGGGAGGCAAAACCTCTAATTGAGTACATAATCAAGGATGATATCCATTGGTCGTGTGCTATCTTAGAAATATCGCCTACGGATCTTCTCGGTCCGTTCTCCTTCGTTAATGTGTTTGTCGTAACTGATAGATGCATTATCGACCTTGTTCCGAAGAACGCGAAAACGCACCGCGTAATCGCTAAGGAGCCGCGTGCCAACGCCTTTCTTCAGAAAGGTTTTGGCGCGTATTTCCGTAAGCGATTAAAACGTGTAGGAATCGACCTGGATGACCAGGGAGCTAATCAGATGGGCGCTTTTCGTGCTTTTTCTGAAGACCTCTCTACCCTCGATTTGAGGGCAGCTAGCGATTCCATGAGCATAGAGCTTGTTTACGAGCTCTTACCTGTCGACTGGGCTTTAGCTCTCGATGAGTGCCGATCTAAACGGGCCAAACTCCCTTCGGGAGAAGTGATCCGATTAGAGAAGTTTTCATCGATGGGAAACGGGTTCACGTTTGAACTCGAATCCTTGCTTTTCTGGGCTCTTGCGAGCGCAGTTAGAGAAGCCCATTCTTCAGAGGGAGAAGTTCTGGTGTACGGGGATGACATTATCGTCAAGCGAGAAATCGCTCAACCACTTATCGATCTCCTTGCTTTCGTCGGTTTTTCCGTCAATGAGACCAAGAGTTTCATCAGCGGGAACTTTTTCGAGAGCTGTGGCAAACACTATTTCCTAGGAAAAGATGTTACGCCATTATACCAGAAGGAATCCTTCGAAACTGTTGAAGAACAGATTCGAGGGGGCAACAGGCTTATTCGGTTTGCTTTGCAGCGATCTAATGAGGTCCTAGACCCTTTAACGTCGTCTGCTTGGAAGACCTTATATAAGAGTCGTTCTCCGTCTTATCCATACGAGATCCCTTTGGGGTCCCCCGGTGACGACGGATGGGCTCTTCCTGCCGAGTACTTTAAGCCGGTTAGCCAAGATGTGAATCTTGGCTTGCGGTGTAAAGTTTTCCATCGCCGTCCGCGCCGGTTTCCGGCGCATGAGCGATCTCTCCTCTCGTGGTCATTACGACGAGGCTCTCGAGAGTTCTTTAGAATTCTCGATTGCTCTGACTTCTCCTTCCAAGGAGAGGTCGAGTTTCCTCCTGATAATGACCTGCCCTTAGAGAAGGGGCACCGCTGGGTAATGCCCAGCGGGGACTTTGGCCTAGACTGGTAACGATCAAGTCTAGTGGAGGGGCTCAGCCCTTAAAAGGATAAATGCG